TTTTTACATTGGATACGATAGGATTGTTCTTTTCAACATTGTTATTTGTTGGTACTGGATTGTTCGTATTTCCTTGCCACATAATTAAAATTGACGGTTAACTAAATTAATTTTGCTCAACTTGCTATAATGCGTATTACAAATAATACTATGTGATTTATTTGCTTGACCTCCGAGCAGCTGCTCCTGTACAACATTATCAACTTCATGATAACGATCATTAAATAATATCATATCACCAACTTCTGGATAAAAACTTGCATCTTTTAATGACAATTCTCTAAATTTAAATACAACAGTTTGATCTCTATCAGGTCCAAATCCTTCATCATCTGTACTAATATCACCACGATCAATTATACTACTCAATTCTACACCAGAATAAAAACTCTTTCCTTCAGCCGCAACTGCTTCACCATAAATGTTTGTATTGGTTTCATTTGGTGCAATCTTAAATAAAACAACCAATGTTTCAATAATGTCACGCATCAATTCTGCATTAATTTGATTAACCAAATTAATGTCTCGTTGACTATAATATCTTCCAAATAATGCCATAATATTTTATTATTAAATGAAATGTTGCAAATAAGACATAGGTTTATCATGAAATATTAATATAAAACCAAATACCAAAACCCCAATATAAATTAGTAGTGGAACAGTCTTCATGATTGATGTCATCTTTTCAGTTTCATCTGCTTTAGCTTCCATTTGAGCTTTACGACTAGTAGCTTCAAGATTTTCTCTCAATTGTGTAATTAACGATTCTTTTTCAGATGCCGCTTCACTTCGCAATTCAGAACCATCCAATGTTACTTCTCCACCAGGAATTGGAATTGTACTATATTTTTGTCGAATCAAACCAAGATTTTCTTTACACAATGCCAAGAAATATTTCTTAACCCATTGTTTTCCAACTGCATTTAATTTATAATAAACTACATTTTGATATGGAACATTACTATAATCACTGACTACATCATAATTACTTCCACTACTAAATGTATTTGCACCATTTAATTTATCTTTTTCAACAACATATTCAACATAAATTGTATGATCGTGAGTAGGAATAGGAAATATCTTTAATTTATTATTGACAATTTCAAAGCTATATGCACTCTTACGAACCATATCATTAAATTCAATTGCTTGACCTCTTAATAAATCTTCAAATATTGGTGTCATCAAAAATTGTGTAGCAGGACTATATCCAGCAAAACCCATTTCATTCAATACATTGCTATAACTCATACCAGTCATACTAAATGGATCATATATACGAGCAAATGCTGGTGGAGGACCATGAAATACTCTTCTAATTTCAACTCTACTACCTGTTTCAAGAGTTGTACCAATTATTGTTTGTAAATCATATGTTTGTACACTGGATGTTAATTGAACTGCAGCCTTTTTTATATCAACATAACCACCTACACCAACTTCACTACCATATCCTTTAGCTCATTGTTTAATCCTTGTAAATTCAATAAATTATTTCTGATATTAAATTGATTTACTTGAGCACCATATTCATTAACAGCTTCTTCAAATGCTGCATAAAAATTTACATCAATTAGTTCAATGTCAATGATTGGATATCCCATTCTTTTTGCAGCCCACTCTGCGCTCTTTTCACAGTCATATTCAAAAAATCCAACACTTGCTGTTAAACTAACAGGAGTAGGTTCTGTCAAATAAAATCCAAATGGTATGCTTCCAGTAGTTACAGCACTACCGCTACCTGGCCATCTTACTCTATCTTGATCTAAATTAGCACTCATTGTTTATAAATATATTATAATTTAGTTATTCTAACTTTTAAATCACCATTTCCTTTAATAATTCTATGCCAAACTTCTTTTGGTATAAAAAGTTTACCAGACATAGTTTTTGGTAATTCATTATCCATTTGTAATTGCCAATCTGTTGCACCAATTATTTCTACAATTCTATCTTCTCTGTCTCTGTGCCATTCCAAATCATCTATATCTACATTTTCTTCAAATTCTCTTAGATATAAATTATCTTGTAAATGTGTTTCTTTAAATGGAAATTCCATATCACCAATATTTGCCCTTACTCTTGGTACCTAAAGATTTAATTCTATGACTTCTGCAACTCCAATATCCGGCTGTAGTTCTATCTTTCTTTTGACTACATCTATGTCTAGCTCTAAAACTTTTTCTACGAGCTTTACTACTAGCTCTAATTCGCATTTTAGGATCACCAAATGTAACTTTCTTGATGTTACCATTCTTACCTCTTACATATACAGCAAATTTCTTTGGTCCTCCTGGAGTTCTAAATGGTCTACTAAGATGTACAGTTCTACCTCTGTGTTTTACCTCATTTAGATATTCATCTTCTTCCAATTCAATTGGCGCATCTAAATAAACTTCTATACCTTCATATATTGCTTTAATTCCTAAATCACTTTCTATAATATCTACATCATCATCATTTAATTCAATTGCGTCATCATTGTATAAACCACGAACTTCATTTACTATTTTAAAATATCCTTCACTATAAATTCTAAATATATTTTCTTCTAATGTAAGTTTTCTATCCAAATGATATTTTAATTGTTCGCTTATTTGAACATCTTTAACCAACTTCATTGGTTCATTTTTTTCTAAAATTTCATCTACTATATCAGTTAAATTTATCATATAATATAAATAGAATTACAAAATAAAAAACCCCGGCATTTCTGCCGGGGTCATTGTTTAATCTATCTTAGTATTGATTAGATTTGGTCTAGGTCAGATACATAGATCTTACCGTAAAATTCGGGACGTACTACTTTCTTAGCATAACGAGTCAATACGCCACGACGTGGTGTGAAGTTGACTGGATCGTATACCAATGGAGTTTGTACTAGTGGGATGTATGGGGAATATACAGCACCGGTTTCTAGGAAGTTATTTCCACGGAATCCCATCAAGATGGTGTTTTCTTGCATGTATGGGTTCTTGTAGACTTGGAAGCGACTTGCGAAGCTACCAACACGGCTTACACCCATTGCGAACTTAGCAGAATCACCGTCTGTGTTAACAACATATCCTGGGATTGATTCCAAGATGGTTGCTACATCTGGACCTACTACTAGGAAGTTTGCACCACCACGTAGAGTCAATTGATGAATCTTGTTAGATACCTTTTGGATCTTGTTACCAAGAGTTTGGAACCAAGTGCTCTTTACGTAAGCAGTACGATTGGTTGAATCGTTGTTTACGGTGAATGTTGGTAGTCCGTTAGCATCATTTGCACCCTTAATGATGTCTTTACCGATTACTGCAGACCATGCTTCGGTTGTCAATGCAGGAGCTGCATTAATCAACATGTCCATAATTTCAAGATCAATTTCCATTGATACATATTCACTCAAGAGAGCAGTCAATTCTGCTTCTGCATCAATGCTATGATAAGCATTCAAGTCTTGAGCCAATTCTGGGGTCCAGACTGCCTTTAACTTACGAGTCTTAGCAACGATAGGTTCGCTCTTAAGTTCCAAGTTAACTTCTGGAATGTTGATATCGGTACCTTGGTTGATACCAACATTGCCTGTGCCACCCTTGAATGGATTGGCGTCTTCGAAGTCACCACGGGTACTGTCAGTAGGTTGTACTGTATATGTCAATGTAGCAGTACCTGGAGTTGGTGCTTGTGAACCAGTTACAATGAATTGAATTCTGTAATATGGAGATGCCAATGAACCAGTGTTATATACCTTGGTTAATTCATTGATTTGTAGGGTTGGATCAATTGATGAACCGCTCAAAGCAAAGCTTCTTACTGCATTCAAATCAATTCTGTTGCCGGTATTGTCGCCGACGTTTACAGTTAGTTTTCTGTATGAACCTGTAGCAACATATAATGAATTCAAGTCAACATCACTGAAGCTTACTGAACCTGTAGTAAATGACAATACTGAAGAAGTGAAGTTTTCAGTATATGCATAACGACCTACACCGTATAGACCGTTTGTTGCAGTATCGGTAGAACCAAGTTTTAGTCCTGTACCACCGAACAAGGATTGTCCGTTGTAACCGTTTTGGCCTGGAAGACCACCACGGGTAGTACCATACTTGAAGTCTAGATAGAAGATTAGACCAGATGGTAGGTTCATTGGTTGAACTGAAACGAATTCCTTAGCGGAAATTTCAGCGAATACACGGCGAACCAATGGAAGAGCTACGCCAGCCCATTGTTCACTGTTTTGGGAAGTACCTGTAGAGGTAGCTTCGTTCAACAATTGTTGTGCTTGGTTTTCAAGCAAGATGGACATGTGTGCCTTATCGACACCTTCTAGTCCTTCAAGAAGACCAGTCTTGTCCCATTTGCTTTGCAATCCACGGGTTTCAGTCATCAACTTAGCCTGTGGATTCATATTGTTTGTCAATAATGATTTAATATCACTCATAATTTGAATTTATTTTATAGTTAGTTTTTACTCACCTTAATTTAACTTTTTACTTCTTAATTCCGGCGAGCTTTTGGAATCTTGAAGCCATCACGTTGCTGTTTTCTACAATCAATTCCTTTGCAGGAGCTGTTGATGCAACTGGTTTACTTGCCAAACCTTCGGTGATTGTTTTTGCAGTTGTATTAGTCTTTTTGACAACTGATCCACCTAAACTATATGATTCGGACAAAATAGTATAACTCAACTTGACTTCACGGATGGACTTAGCCAAGTCGAATGTTTCCACAACCTTAAGTTTTTGCTTTTGGTCGAGGTTAAATTGATTAAATAGTTTATTTGTATATAGCAACTTTGCATTCAACAAATTAACTTCGTTAAGTTGATCACGGAGATATTGAACAGTAGACATAGCTTCGTTCAATTCAGCTTGAAGAGATTCGTCAACCTTTTCATCTTCAATCTTTTCATCTACCTTTTCTTCTTTTTCGTCGTCTTCTTCCTTTTCTTCATTGACGATAGATTCTTCCATTTCTTCTTCTTCGGTTTCTTCTTCGTTCAATGAATCAAGAAGTTCTTGTAGATCAACTACTTCTTCTCCTTCAGCTTCTTCGGCTACTGGAGCAGGTGCTGGTGCAACTGGAGCAGGTGCTGGTGCAACTGGAGCTGCCATTGGATCAACTGGAGCAGGTGCTGGTGCAACTGGAGCTGCCATTGGATCAACTGGTGCAACTGGAGCTGGTGCTGCTGCGGCTGGATCAACTGGAGCAGGTGCTGGTGCAACTGGAACATTTGGGTCAACTTGACCTGCTTCATCCAATTCACCTTCTAGTTCAGCGAGAATTTCATTTAATTCTTCATCTGTAATTTCCATTCCTTCATCCATTGCATCATCTGATGCGGACATTTCCATTGGCATTGTTTCAGATACTTCATCTGAACCATATTCACCTTCAGAAATTTCGTTTTTTAATTTTTCGGCTAACATAGCTTCTAGTTTTGGTTGGAATGCTTCTTCCAACGCAGCTTTTGCATTTGCAAGTGCTGTAGCACGTACAGCCTTAGCGTCAGCAATAGCTTCTTTTAATAGATTTGACATATTTATTTTCCTTATTTGTGTGAAGTTATTGAGGATTTGAACTTCAATGAAGATTAATTAATTATATGTTGCGACAAAGGAAATGTCGTATTACTGTTAAATAAATATAAATAAAAAATTGAAAGTAATAAAAAATCTTGATATTTATTGTATTATGCCATATAAAATAAAAGGTAAATGTATTTACAACAAAGAAACTGGTAAAAAACTTGGATGTACTGACGGTGATGTTCAAAGATATTTACGTGCATTATATGCAAATGTACCAGATGCAAAAAAGAACGAAATACGAACAAAATTGAAAGAAATATTTCGTAGATCATTCGCAAATGTAATCAATGAAACCGCTGAACTAAACAAAAAGAATGTTAAGTTTAGAGATGAATTAAATAAAAATCAGGGACTTGATTTTAAACCATATGAAGTTGCAAAAATTGCAGAAGTAACAGGTCCAGTCAACAACAAAAATGCTGGATCTGGTATGGAATTGAGTTTTGATAAAGAATTCAATGAAAATACAATTAAGTTTGTAATTAAGAAATTAACAAACGAAGAAGATGATACAAAAAATTCTTTCAAATATGGTGTATGGTATACTGAATATCAAAATGAAGAAGACTTTGATAAACCTTCAGCAGAAATTCGTTATAAGTTATCCGATCCAATTACTAATGATACTGGTGAAGGAGAAATAAAAAATAAATTATACAGTTTCATAAAAGACGCAATTAAAATTAATAATTAATTATGACACACTTAAAATCATTCTTAACAAAAGAAAGTGGAGAAAAAGAATATAAGTTGGATGATATAGATCATCCAAATGGATGGGATTGGAAAGAATTAGATATGTTATATGGAATGGGATTTGAACCAGAAGGTGATGCACGACTTGTATTAAAAGTAAAAAATCAAAAAGACATGGATGATTACACTTATAAAATATATAAAACAGATGACGATTATATTTTATTAATAAATGATACCAAACATTTATTTAAATCGTTCAGTGATATGTTAAATAAAATAGATGAACTTGGTTCAGTAGAAATTTAAAAAAATAAACCCCACTGTAAAAAGTGGGGTTTTTCGTTTCTATTTATAATGTTTTAATGACTTTTAATTTCAAAATATTTTTCTAAAATATTGCCCATATCTTCATATAAACTGACCATTTCATTGTTTTGTTGTTGACATTTAGCAGCATTTTTCTTAAATGCTTCAGACATCTTCTTCAATTCTTTGAAATGGCGAATAGCAGTATTTTCTTGCATCCAATCACCACATTCATTCAATGCATATGTTTCGGCATATTGTGATATTTTATCAATATTTTCCGCAACTTTCATCAATTGATGATATTCATAAAGAACTTTTCCATATTCATTATAATTATGTACCAATTCATAAAGAGCTTTCTTTTCTTCCTTGGTAAGTGTCTTTACTGCTGCAGGTGATTCTCCAACAGCTTGTGGAACTGGTTGTGGAGATTGGGGTTGATTTTTAATTCCCAATGTTTCTGCTATTTCAGTTAATTTAATCATATGATATAAATATTATACTAATTTATAAATGTTATGGTTTTTTACGGATAACTGGTTTACCTGGTTGAACTTTTTTCTTACTTGGCAAACCTGTAAATAATCCCATTCCTTTATTAGTAATACCAATCCAAATTTGTTTTGGTTTAGTTTTACTTGCTTTCATTCTAGTAGATACACTATCTAATAACACTAATATACTACTGAACAATTTATTAAATGCTGGATTTGTTTTTGACACTTGTGTTAAATGATTACGTATTACAATTTCAAGTTGATTTTGTTTTAA